GAAGATGCACAGTAGCTTTCCAGCTCTGGCTTGAATGCTGGCCACCCAATCCTGTTGTGCTTGCTAAAACCAATTGCTTTGTCTGATTCGTACAGGGCTCTCATGTGGCAATAGTGGGCGTTGCTTGCCTGCTCATCTTCCATGTCCATGCGCCCAACAATACCCATCAAAACAATGATCCCGATAAAGCTCAAAATTACTTGAATGCGTGTCATTTTGTTTCTCCTTTGTCTTTAACAACATCGTGATATTCCTCAACCTTCCTAACAAGCCTGACCTCAAAGTCTTGGTCACAAAGGTTTCGGTGCCGCCATCCTTCAACCAGGACATCTCGCACCATGTCTTCAATCTGCTCCTCTGTAAGTGGTGGCTTTTTCATGATGGGTTTCTCCGGTAGCTTTCCCAATCAAAAGCAATCATCTTGCCGCCGTCTTCGCGCAGCCGGTCTGTAACTCGATCACCGAGATAGGTGCCAAGCTCACTGGGTGGAATGTTTGAAAGCAGGATCGATGGCTTCCGCTTTTCGTAGCGCTCATTCAGAACGTCAAACATGATCTGACGCTCAAACTCAGATCCAAACTGCACGCCGACTTCGTCCATGATCAGCAGATCTGGAAAGGCAATTGCATTGATCGCATCGGTCTCGCTCTCTTCGCTGCCCTTTGTCCAGGTGTCCTTCACCCTGCGAATTGCACGCTGCACTGTGGTGAACAGCACGGTGTGTCTGACCATGATCTGCAATGCAATACCAATGGCCAAGTGGGTCTTGCCGGTGCCAGGCTTACCAACAAAAATGACACTGCGACCGGTCTTGCAGATCTCTTCAAAGTTGTTGGCATAGTCCTGCGCGAATGCCAGCGCCGTTTCTTGGCCAGGGTTCTTTGCAATGTAGCTGTTCAATGTCCGGTCGCGAAAGCGCTCTGGGATCTGAGCATGGCCAATCTTTGCTGCCCAAAGCTTGATGGCACGCTCTTTTTTCTGAGCCTCGCCTTCCGCCTTTTCTCGCTCAATCCTGGCCTCTGCTTCTTGCTTTGAACAATCAGGACATTTGCCCCAGATCTGGCCAAAGTAATTTTTGCTGATGTACTGACCATGGACTTCGCAGTCCTGTGGCTTCTCTTTGTCGCTGATCATGTCTTTAATGCTGTTCATAGGTCTTGCACTCCTTTGCCATAGTTGATGTTGTCAAAGTCAGCCTGGGTGCCTTTAGTCTTGCTCACCCAGTCTGCCTTGAACCCTCTCCAGCCTCTGACAGTGCATTCGATTAGGGCAGCTTCCAATGTCCAATTGGCTTTGGTCGCTTCCTTCTGTATGCCCTGCAACGCAGTTGCAGTAATGGATGCCTTGAGCTGCTTTCGCTGGGCTACAAAATCATTCCATGTCTGTTCAGATACTTCTTCTGGGCGCGTAAGCGCCTTTTCTTTTATTTCCTGTTTCTTGTTTACTGGGATTGTTTCTTGTTTCTTGTTTGGTTGAACGGGCGTTGAACCGATGTTCAACCGGCGTTGAGCAGATGCCTTACCGGCGCGTGATGCCTGGTCAAGCTTGCCCTGGTACTTGATGATTTCCTCATCCGCTCTGAGGTTTACCCAGCCGGTGCCTTCGACCAGGGAAAAGAACTCATTGAGAATGATGGCCACCTCTTCGATGTGATCGCGGAAGTTGATCTGCCTGGCCACCATGGCAACGTCTTCGTGCAATGGCCGCTCTTGCAGATAGTACGCATCAAGCAGCCTGCGATATGCCAGGTCTTCAAGGTGCGTCAGGTGCCGTGTGTGGCTGGCGTAGTCGCCAATGTTGAATGAGTAAAAGTGCATCAGCGGTTCCTCGCCAGCTTGAGGGCTTTCACCACAGCGCGGTCTCGTTTGTTGTAAGCCTGGGCGTGTTTCTTTGAGCAGGCCACGCAGTTGTTGTTGCTGACGTAGCGCTCTTCACAGCCGCAAGATCGGCAGGCCAAGCCTTCGTACTTGGTTTGGCCCAGCACCGCCGCTTGGTGCCTGGCCCCTGTCCATGGTTTTGATTCAGGCATAGTTTCTCCTTTGGTTTAGAAGACTACATCCTAACACTAACCATTAGTGGATGACAATACCCAATCAAAAAGCGATGTCATCGTCATCGAAGTGCTGCTGTGATGGCTGGTTAAATTTACCGGCGGCAGGCTGCGCTGGCTGCTGTTGGTCATCCTTTGGATCGAACATCGAAAGCAGCAAACTCTCGCCGCCCTTGCCTGATAAATCCTGGACACCGGCAGGGTTGAACCATCGCGCCAGCATGATGAAGCTGTTGCCATCGTCACCCTGCATCACCGCGCCCACGTTTTGCCAACGGCCTTTCTTTGCGCCGGTCTTGTCGGTGTACTCGCTGACCTTCACGGCCAGGTCTTTAATTTTTCGTGCTGCCATCTTCTTCTCCTTTGGTGATAAAAATTTTGACGTAGCCTGCAATAGTTGGGGCTACGCTCACTGACACAGTTTTGAAAATCTTGTCATCGATCTTGAGTGCATCACACAGACCGTCCAGGCCAGACTTCATCCTGGCCGATAAGTTGTCGCGGTCATACTCCCGCTTTTGTGGTGGGTAGAAAACCATCGTCAGTGTGAGATTGTCTGTTTCTAGCAAGGTCGGCTTGCCTGCCAGGCCAAGCTGCTCCAGGGCGTTTAGCCAGCAGGCGCTGCGGTATTTCTTTTTGCACCTGGCCAAGGTTGACCAGTGCATCCTGGCATTGGGCGACAGCTCTTTAGGTGGCCATGGCAGCGTGAACTCAATCATCGCGCCCGAACACCATTTCATGAGCAGTCATTTGCAGGCCCTGGCCCCAGGCTGTTTCAAGCAGCGCCTTCTGAATGCTGGACGGCACGGTGCCGGAGCGCTTCCATCGAGACACTGCTGCGGGGTCGCGCCCCAAAGCCCTTGCCAATTTTCTGACCCCACCAAATTCATGAATGGCGACATCGACCGGTGTTTTTTTGGTGTGTGTGTTGTGCATTCGTCAATGATGCCACAAGGTCAACGTCTTGTGAAGCCTTGATTTATAAGGAGAATACGGTTATCTACAACCCAACACAAAAAAAGATTTGCAGCTACCAAAATTGTTGATATACTATCCACACGTTCAGCAAATTAACCAGGAGAAACGACATGACAAACGAAGAGCAATACCTGATCCAGGCAATCAAAAAGCTTCCAGGTCACCAGGTGTTTGATGGCCGCAATGGCGGCAGTGTTGTAGTGGCAGTCACCACAGATAGCAGCGTCAAGCAGCAATCAGTTTGGCTTGGCCGCAGCGGCACCATCGAGCGCCTTGAAGGCATCTTGAAGAATTCTTTTTTGGACAAGCAGATCGTAGTGGCCGGTGATGTGTGGCGCGTTCTCGGCGCTGGCGCTCAACGCGATGGCAACACGTTCTGCCACCTGGCCAGCACCACCCGTTTCCGCCAGCAGAAAAATGGCAAGAATCCAATCCAGATTGGCGACTGGGTTGATACCGCAGTTCTCATCGCCGCAACCAACCAAGGAGCTTAATCATGTCAATGGACATAAATTTTCACCGTGTCACCAAAGTAGTTCTGGGTGAAGTTCGTTCAAACGTGAGCCCATCACGTTCTTACGATGTGCGCGATATCACCATCACGCACGATGACGGTCAGCAGACCACCATCACCCTGTTCAGCGTGGATGACAAGGAAGATGTTTTGAGGGTCATCGTATGAGCCAATGCGCTGACATCCTCCACCATATGCAGACCAAAGGTGCCATTACCGCTCTTGAAGCACTCGACCAATACGGTTGCTTCAGACTGGCAAGCCGCATCAATGATCTGCGTAGCGATGGCCATGCCATCCACACCGCGACCATCGAGCTGCACAACGGCAAGAAGATCGCTTCTTACTCTCTCTTACAAACCAAAGGAAACTGAAATGACAAAGCAAATCATCGAGATCACCAACGAACAGGCCTGGCTTGAGCAGCGCTTGGAAGATGTCACCTCAACCGAGGTGTCTGCGTTGTACGGCCTCAACCCATACCAATCTGAGTTCGAGCTGTTCCACGCAAAGCGCAACAAGCAAGTCATCCGCATTGAGGAGAATGAGCGCATGACCTGGGGCAAGCGCCTGGAAAGCGCAATTGCTCACGGTGCAGCAGAGACCATGGGCTGGGACATCGAGAAGTTTGGTGTCTATCTGCGCGACACCGATGGCCGGATCGGCAGCTCGTTTGACTTCAAGATCAACAGCTCCAGCCAGGGCGTTGGCATCCTGGAAGTCAAGAACGTAGACAGCCTGGTCTACCACCGCAATTGGATCGATGATGGCCAAGGCAACATCGAAGCGCCAGAGCATATCGAGTTGCAGATCCAGCACCAAATGGAAGTGGCCGACATTGGCTGGTGCGCCCTGGTCGCCCTGGTCGGCGGCAACACCCAGAAGGTTGTGCTGCGTAACCGTGACCGTGGCATTGGCACCGACATTCGCGCCAAGGTCTCAGCGTTCTGGGCCGGTGTCGATGCAGGCGTGGCACCCAGCCCTGACTACACCAAAGATGCCGAGTTCATCATCAAGAGCTTGCGCGGCACCGCAACTGAGGGCCTGGTGGCCGAGGCTGATGCAGCGCTTGAGCAGCTCATTGAGCAATATCACTTTGTCTCACGCGAAGGCAAAGACTTGGACGCTCTCAAAGAGCAGTACAAGGCACAGATCCTGGAGCGCATTGGTGAGGCCAGCAAGGTTATTTCTAGCCTTGGCACCATCTCATGCGGCATGACTAAGGCCAGCGAAGGCAAGGTCATTACTCAGGACATGGTCGGTACCTATACCGGCGCACGCAGCGGCTTCCGCAATTTTCGTTTTACACCCAAGAAAGGTTAATTATGGCAACAGAACAACGCATCTACATCGTCACCGGCTTCGGCAAGACAAACCTGGTTAGAGCAATGAGCCAGGCCCAGGCCTTGCGCCACATTGCCGATGAGATATTCACGGTCGAGATAGCCAAGGCTGTCAATGTGGCAGACCTTATGGCCAAAGGCGTTCACCTCAAGGTGGCCGTCCAGGCATCACAGCAAACAACAATTTTTGATAAGGAGTAATCATGTCAGACAGCAAAGCACTTACACCAATGGAAGCCATGCGCGGCACCCTGCA